ACGCTGTGGGTGGCAATCGAGAGTGGTTTTTTGTTATAGAAATTGATGAAACAATTTCGTTATGGGATCCTGACATTAGTTGGCGCAATCAGCCGCTACCGCCACCGCCGCCACCGCCGCCACCGCCGCCACCGCCGCCGCCACAGGTTCCTGCAGACGAATTTGGTCCACCTAGACCTGACTCAGAATTCTGCTCTGATGTTTATAAGTTTGACAACGGCATTACATACGACGGTGAATTTCACCGTATAATATTCAATGATAAAACTATTGATATTATAGTAGAAGGTTTTGGAAAAATGACTCTTGTTGACAAAACTTTACTAGATGGTGAATTTATAAATGGTAATTTTATTAGCGGAACAAAAACCAATCCAGATAAAACAAAAGAAATAGGATATTTCTTAGGAGATAATAATAATATTAGACTTATTAAAGGAATTTATATAGATATAGAAGGACTCTCTCACAAAATTAACACCGGGGAACAACATAACAAAGGAGAAAATCAATGAATCTTAAAAGAGAAATGGAAGCGGTGCATGTTAGACTCGATAAACTTGAAAAATCACTAGCGAGTATATTAAAGGCAACCAAACCAGCAAAAGAAAAAACTACCAAGAAGGTAGCAAAAAAGAAAACATCTAAAAAGGCGGAGGCATAAAATGGCAGAAACATATACACCAGAAGAAAAAGCACGACTATCCCAATTGGTCAATGAAGGTACTCGAGTACTGCAAGAAGTAGACGACCTTAAAGAAGGACTTAGAGACACTGTCAAAGCAATTGCTGAAGAAATGAATGTTAAGCCTTCCGTTCTAAATAAAGCAATTCGCACAGCATATAAATCAGACTGGCAAGATCAACTTGCTGATATTGGTGAACTTGAAGGTATTCTAGAATCAGTCGGAAAAACGCTGTAAATAACTAAATACTCCAAAGAGGATTTTTAGTGTTAAAACTAACTGATCAACATGTTGGTGGTTACGAACGAGTAGTTCGTGCAACCAATGACACTACAGGATTAGATGCCTGCATATCCATTCATAATACGCAACTAGGCCCCGCTATCGGTGGATGTCGTTATATGGAATATAACGACTTTGAGGAGCAACGCTATGATGCGTTGCGTTTATCAAAGCACATGACATATAAAAATGCATTAGCCGGATTACACAACGGCGGCGGCAAAACAACTATTAATACTCGTGCTTATAGTGGCGCAAATTCTTGTGACTTATGGAAATCGTTTGCAGAAGCATTAGAAAAACTAGATGGTATCTATTATACTGCGGGTGATATCGGAACTACTACTCAAGATCTTAAAGAAATACGTAGGCATACACAATATGTTTTAGGATATGAAGGAGACGATTCGGGATGGGCTACAGCATATGGTGTTTATAATTCTCTTTGTGGTGCTTACAAGTTCTTTCGAAACAAGCCCGTCATTGAATTCAATAAATATCTGTTAAATAAAAGGTCAATAGGAATCGTAGGACTAGGAAAGGTAGGAGAAAGATTAGTAAAATTTTTAACAGATAATGACTGTCAACGGTCATTAACTATTTACGTATACGATATTCATAAAGAAAAATATGATAAAGTAAAAAAAGATGTAATTTCACGCAATGAACAGTGGCAATTGGGAGGTATATCGAATAGACTACAATGGTGTGATAGTATAGAAGAAATCAACCAACTTCCTGTAGACGTATATGCTCCTTGTGCCACAGGCGGTATGATTACTGAAAATTTTGCTAATGTTTGCCATGCTAAAATTATCTGTGGCGGCGCCAATAACCAATTAGAAAACAACGATGTTGCTCAAATATTATTTGATCGTGGTATTTTGTACGTTCCTGACTACTTAGCAAATTCAGGAGGTGTTGTTCAAGTACGGTCTTCCTATGACATATCACACGACATAACCACTAGTTTAAATGTGTCGTGGGATAATCCATTAGTAAAAGATAGATTAGAAGATCTTGATTTAAGAGCATATGAGATATTAGAACAAAGTCAAGAACAAAATAAACCTACCAATATTGTAGCAAAAGAAATCGTAGAAAACAAACTAAAAGGCTTGTAAAATAGCAAATATTCTGTTATAATATATTACATGTATGTAGACGCTTATTTAGATAAGGAACAAAACAAGATACACGTGGCCGAGCGTGTAGACAGTAAACGCAAGTTTAAAGAGTTTCCAGTAGAATATACCTTTTACTTTGACGACCCAAGGGGCAAGTTCCAAACCATACACGGCTGGCCTGTAAGCCGTTTCCATTCCAAAAGCAAAAAAGAGTTTAACAGAGAACTAAAAATAAACCGTAGCAATACTGTTTATGAAAGTGATGTTAATCCTGTATTTAGATGTCTTTCTGAAAACTATTTAGGTGCAGAATCTCCTAATCTAAATGTTTGCTACGTAGATATTGAGGCAGACTTCGATCCAGAAAAAGGCTTTAGCGAGCCCGGTGATCCAACAGCACCTATTACTGCTATTACTGTTTATTTGTCACAAATGAAACAGTTAATAACACTTACATTGCGTCCCAAGGGAATGTCTGAAGAAATTGGCAAGGGCATTGCTAAAAACTTTGACAATACATTTATATTTGATTACAAAGACGAAAAGAAACTAATAGAAACGTTTCTTGATCTCATACAAGACTCTGATATTATTACTGGCTGGAATAGCGAAGGGTATGATTTACCATATCTGATTAATAGAACTACAAAAGTAATGAGCAGAGACGATACACGGCGTTATTGTTTATGGAATCAGTTTCCTAAAAAGTATGAGTATGAAAAGTTTGGAGCGCGGCAAGAAGGCTTTCATTTAATAGGACGCATACATTTGGACTATCTGGAACTATATCGTAAGTACACATATCATGAAATGCATTCCTATTCGCTGGATACAGTATCTGAATATGAATTAAATGATAGAAAGGTTCCATATGAAGGCACACTTGACCAATTATATAACAGAGACTTCGAGAAGTTTATTGAATACAATAGGCAAGACGTTATGCTTATTGTGCGTATGGATGAGAAACTAAAGTTCATTGATCTTGCTAACGTATTGGCACATGAAAATACTGTGCTTATTCCCACAACAATGGGAGCAGTAGCACTTACAGAACAGGCTATTATTAATGACGCCCATTCGCAAGGACTTATCGTTCCCAACAAACCTGACAGGGATAATGAAAAATCTGCCACGGCTGCCGGCGCTTGGGTTGCTAAGCCACGTAAAGGACTACACCATTGGATTGGTTCTGTAGATATTAATTCTCTGTATCCATCTGCTTTGCGAGCACTCAATATGAGCCCGGAAACCATCATTGGGCAATTACGTCCAACAATAACACAAAACCATATCAAGAGTGTTATTGATAGTGGTAAAACACATTCAGATAGTTGGGAAGGATTGTTTGGCTCGTTGGAATATGAAGCAGTAATGAACCGTGATAGAAATACTGAGATTACTATTGATTGGGAGGACGGTAAGATAGAAGTTAAAAACGCTATCGATATACATAAGATGGTGTTTAACAGTGATAATAAAATCATACTTAGTGCCAATGGAACATTGTTTAGAAATGACAAGAAAGGCATTATTCCAGGATTGCTTGAAAAATGGTATGCAGAGCGTAAGGTTATGCAGAGCAAATTGCGTGAAGCAAAGACACCTGAAGAGATTGCGTTCTGGGATAAAAGGCAACTTGTTAAAAAGATTAATCTAAATAGTTTATATGGTGCATTGCTTAATCCCTACTGTAGATTTTTTGATATGCGTTTAGGTCAAAGCACAACATTATCAGGTAGAACTATTACTAAGCATATGGCTAGTTATATTAATAAGATTATTACAGGAGAGTATGACTATCAAGGCGATGCTATTATATATGGCGATACAGACTCTTGTTATTTTTCCGCATATAATGTACTTAAAGATGATATAGACGCTGGCAATATTCCATGGGACCGAGAAGCAATCATTGAACTATATGACAAAGTGTCTGATGAAGTCAACAAAAACTTCCCTGCGTTTATGCAACAAACATTCAATTGCAATCATGAACTAGGTGAAATTATTCAATGTGGTAGAGAAATTGTTGCAAGCAGTGGACTATATATTACTAAAAAGAGATATGCGGCCCTTATATATGATTTAGAAGGCAAACGCACAGATCAAGATGGACCAGGTAAAGTAAAAGCAATGGGCATGGATCTCAAGAGATCAGATACGCCGGTGTTTATGCAGGATTTTCTAAATATATTATTGCTCGATGTGTTAACCGGAGCAAAAGAAGAAGAAGTGATAGAAAAGATTAAAGCATTTAAACATGACTTTGCTGATAAACCGGGCTGGGAAAAAGGCACTCCAAAACGTGTAAACAACCTTACAATGTATACAAAGAAAGAAGAACGCCAAGGCAAAGCAAACATGCCTGGACACGTTAGAGCCGCGATGAATTGGAATACGTTGCGTAATATGAATAGTGACAAGTACAGTATGCAGATTATGGACGGGCAAAAGACAATTGTTTGCAAACTTAAGAATAATCCGTTAAATATGACTAGCGTTGCGTACCCTATTGACGAGCAACGAATACCCCAGTGGTTTAAGGAACTTCCGTTTGACCACATAGCGATGGAACAGACCATTATTGACAAAAAGGTAGGAAATCTATTAAATGTACTTAACTGGGATTTGCGCCAAGGCACTTCTAGAAGCACGTTTGATGATTTATTTGAATTATGAAACTGAAAGAATATATTAAAGAAAAAACATTGTTTGATAGTATTAATACTGATGGTATTAAAAGAAATTATGCCGAAATTAAAAAATATTTGCAAAAAAGTAATACTAGTATAGATTTAGAAGTTATTGACAAATTTGAAGATAATATTAATGAAATAGATACAGTAATTAAAGATGGATATGAAAACTTACAAGCAAGGTTTTATAAAAGTGTACAACCTAAAAATCTTGCTCGCAGTTATGATCACTACGAAACGCGAAAATTTAGAGCGTTAGAAGAAGTAAGTAATAGTGAATGGGATCATGAACTACAAGAAATAATTTTATCTAGAATAGCAAAATATGTTAACTATCAATATCCGGGCCTAGAAGTAACCCCTAGATCTAAAATCTGGACTAAAAATATGACTGGCATGGATCCATTTTTCATTGCTAGTAAAGATTTAGATGTAGTACATAATATAAACCAACAATTTCATCCTATGTATCAAAGAAGAATTAGAGTATATAACTACGAAAACGCAGACTTTTCACAACTTCCACATAATACGTTTGGTTTTGTGTTTAGTTGGAACTATTTTGAGTTTTTACCTTACGACATCATTGACAAATATCTAGCAAGCATTTATGATTTACTATTACCAGGTGGCATAATGTTTTTAAGTTATGCTGATTGCTTGTTAGAAAAAACTGCTACAAAATTTGAAAATTCATATTATTGTTATATGACTAAAGAATTATTAACAGGACTTGCTGATAAGAATGGATTTGATCTTCTTAAAGAAGAACATTATCAATATAGAACTAGTTGGGCAATTATAAAAAAGCCAGGAGAACTACCGAAGGGAATAAAACAAGTTCCAAGTCTTGGTTACGTAAAAGACGTTACGTCACATCCAATACCTTGACAATTGTCAAGGTTACCTTGACAAAAAACAAAATACAATATATAATATATCAATTACTAGGAGTAATATATGAAAGACATTTTAACAGACATTATTAGCCACATACATTCTTTAGGCTTTTTAAACATTGTAAAAATAAATGGTTCTACAGAAGGGACAACCATTGAATCAATGGAAGAAAGTAGAGCAGTAGTATTAATAGCAGAAACACATGATCCGGTTGCTGAATTTATTGGTACATTCGGTATGCCAAACCTAAATAAACTTGATACGTTACTAAAAATTCCTGCATATAAAGAGGATGCCGTTCTTACTATTAACCAGCAAGAACGCAACGGAACTGTGATTCCAGTAGGTATTCACTTTGAATCAGATGCCGGTGATTTTCAAAATGATTATAGGTTTATGAATGCAGAAATTATTGAAAATAAATTAAAAAGTGCTAAATTTAAGTTATCTGAGTGGGATATTGAATTTGAACCATCTGTGCAATCTATACAAAAATTTGGTTGGCAGGCACAAATCAATTCTGAAGAAGACGTATTTACAGTTAAAACCGAGAAAAAGAATTTAATATTTGAATTTGGTGACCATAGCACACACGCAGGGCAATTTGTTTTTGAAACCAGTATCGACGGCACACTTAAAGGTAGTTGGTCATGGCCAGTGTTATTTGTACAAAAAATTCTTAATTTGGCTGGTGACAAAGTTATGTCAATTAGTGACAAAGGCGCATTACAAATTATAGTAGACAGTGGTCTAGCAAAATACAAATATATTTTACCAGCACAAAGTAAGTAATGCAATCAGACTTTAGGAAAACACAGAAAGATTACGCAATATATTTGCCAGCAATTAGTTCTTTTTATGCCTCATATATTGGCAAGCAACGTTATGAAGAATACATTCCTGCTGACAGAATTCCTTCTCGCTTTACCAATGGCGTTGAAGGATTAAACTTTCTCAATATGGATGAAGGATACTTTAAGTATCCGTGGGCATTGTATTCTGCAGGCCATGCTAATATAAATCTTGATAAGCATGATCCCAAAGAGGATATGATTCGTAATAGAGATAACGCTAATACTATTTTACTAGGTGATAGCGGAGGCTTTCAGATTTCTAAAGGTGTGTGGGAAGGACAATGGCTAGAACCATACGGAGTAGATGAAAAAACAGACAAAACTCGTGAAAAGGTTTTGCGTTTTTTAGAAGGTACCTTCGATTACTCTATGGTGTTGGACCTGCCTACTATGGGCGTTGATTGGGCCGCAGGAACAAAGCACGGATTAGATACTTGGCAAAAGTGTTTACAAGGCACATTAAATAATAATGACTTCTTTGCTCAAGCAAGGACACCGGGTGCGACAAAGTTTTTAAATGTTCTGCAAGGTAATAACTGGGATCAAGCAGAGAAATGGTATGAAGCAGTAAAACCATATAGCACAGGTGAAAAAGCAAACTTTGAATGTTTTGCTATGGCGGGTTGGAACAAAAAAGATATTGAGATTGCGTTGAAACGTTTTGTTACATTGCGTAGGGACGGGTTGCTACAAGATTGTGAATGGATACACTTCCTTGGTACAGGTGAATTATTATGGAGTATTATGCTAACCGCACTACAACGAACAGTAAGAGATACAACGAGTCCAGATATTATACTTTCATATGACTGTGCTTCGCCGTTTCTAGCAACAGCATATGGTACAATCTATACAAGCATACATACAGATCATCTACGCAAGGGCGGATGGACTTATAGAATGATTAAGGCTATCGACGACAAGAAGTATTCAACTGATAGCAGAATATATGATTATAACATTGAACATCCGGGTGTCGCGTGGGAACCCAGTGTTATTACAGAAATGATTGAAATGAAGGATGTTTGCCAATATGGTCCGGGCGATTTAAATAAAATAGGCAAGGAAGGAAAAACTAGTTGGGATAGTTTTAGTTATGCAATACAAATGGGGCATAACGTTTATATGCATATCCTAGCAACACAGCGAGCAAATGAGTGCTATGACGAAGGAATATATCCCCCTAGTCTAGTAGCACCCAATGGCGCAACTATCTCTGATGTTATTACAGATATATTTGCCCATAAAGATTATAATAATGCCATGGCAGAAATACATAAGTATAGTAAGTGGTTTGCTAGAATACAAGGCGAATTCAAAGCAGATGCTATGGCCGATGAATTTGGTATAGAACCAATGGGCAAAGTAGAAGAAGTAAGAAAAGAAAAATATAGCGCAGATAAGGCGTTCAACGAACTATTTAACTAAGGAGCAATAGTATGGCAGTCAAAAAAATAAAAGCAAAGGTAGAAGATACAGTAGAAACAGACGACGACAAAGGGGGCCCGCGCAAACAGCGTCCACCTGCAGGACCACAGATGATTGGTGATCCACTTTATGATAACAATATACATATGTTTATGACAGACTTTAACGAAGAGTCATGTGCAATGGCAATTCGTTTTATTCTTGAGAAGAATGTAATACCTAAAAAACATAGACCAAAGCATTTAACACTTATGATTAACAGCCCCGGTGGTGCAGTACACGCCGCTTTTGCTCTTATTGATGTTATGAAAGGATCTGCGATTCCTGTTAGAACAGTAGGTTTAGGAATGATCGCCTCATGCGGAATACTTACATTTATGGCGGGACAAAAAGGACATAGAGTTATTACTCCTAATACTTCTATTTTGTCACACCAATATAGTTGGGGTTCGCGTGGTAAAGAACACGAATTATTCGCAGTTGTACGTGAATTTGAAATGTCAACAGACCGTATGATAGCACATTATAAAAAATGCACTGGACTTTCTGAAAAGAAGATTCGTGAAATACTATTGCCGCCAGAGGATGTTTGGTTAAGTGCTGAAGAAGCAGTAGAATATGGCATTGCAGACGAGATTAGATCTGTTTATTAAGATTGTAACATATGTGTAACAATAATTATGGAACTAGGGAAGTTTAAAGTAGATAAAATAACCCGCCGAGATAGATGGATCGGAGAATCAAACGGAAATAGCGTAGAAGGCGGTGCTTTAAATGCTAACTATCGCACAGTAGAAGCAATTGCGATGATATGCAACCACCTAGGCCAACTTGGTTTAATATATGGTGAGGACTTTGTTTGGGACGGTGTATCGAGCGATGAAATTAAAATACGCTACCTTAAAAATCACAAGACTTTACTTGACACAATCAAGTGGTCATAGTATACTATATGTATAATGACTTACGTTGTAAATGAAAAGTGTATCAAGTGCAAACTAACTGATTGCGTAGAAGTTTGCCCAGTTGATTGCTTTTACGAAGGAGAAAATACACTAGTAATCCATCCCGATGAATGTATAGATTGCGGTATCTGCGAACCTGAATGCCCAATTGGAGCAATTGATACAGATACCGATTATAAACAAACAGGCTCTATTGACTTTCTAGAGTTCAATAGAAAATATTCACTAGAGTGGCCTAACATTACAGAAACAAAAAGCCCAATGCCAGGAAGCGATGACTGGCGTGACAAAACAGACAAAGAACCCCTTATATCAACTGAACCTGCGAGTTAATTATGAACGAAGTATTCAACATAGACGATCATAGACGTCAACTGAGAACAGAAAAAGTTCAACAAATGCCCAAAATGATTTGGGTTAAATTTCAAAAAGAGGGTATACACAAATACCCGGCCGCATTAGAAGATCCCGCATTAGCAACTGGTGATGAGTATGATGTATCCTTTCTCGGATATCCACATCGCCACACATTCCACTTTAAGGTTACTATACAAGTATTCCACGACGACAGAGATATTGAATTTATTCAATTTAAACGTTGGTTGGAAAATCTTTATTCCACAGGCACTTTACAATTAGACTACAAGTCCTGTGAAATGATAGCAGACGATCTCTACCTAGCAATCAACGAACGCTATAAAGGCAGAGAAGTCCAAATAGACGTAAGCGAAGATGACGAGAATGGATGCCATTGCGTCTATCCTGTAATCGCTTATAAAAACATTAACTAACAACAATAACAAGGTACTGTTATGAAAAAAGCAGTGAAACAAATCTTTGATGATTTGGATGCATATCGTGACTTCTGTCGAGAATTTGGACGAGTCTTTGATGAGGCACATTTATATAAGGAAAAGAGTCCATATAGCGACTTTTTACGCTGGAAGGAGACTGGCAAGGCAAGATATTGGCCAGGGTATCCACATTTTAGAAAACCTTATAAAAAAAGCAATGCAGAACAAAGACAACAATAAATTTGATATCCAACGAGATTGGGGAGTTTATGATGTTCTTGCTAACTTCAAAAGTATGAAGGTTAAGGAGCTAGTCGTAAATCCTAACTCCTGTATGAGTTTCCAACGTCATGAACATAGAAATGAGTTTTGGATTGTAGAATCTGGTGTTGCAAGACTTATATTAGCACCAAACTATACTGAATCTTGTAGCAAAGGAGATCTTAGCAATCGGCATAATTTTATAGAACGTGATGCTAGAACTATTATATTAAATAAGCATGAATCTTACCACGTGCCAGCCGGAGAATGGCATCAAATCATGAACCCTTCTTATACACCATTGCATATTGTAGAAATACAATATGGAGAATTTTGTGATGAGGTTGATATAGAAAGGCTTTATCAATGAATAGGTTTATACTTGCAGAGATGCAAATAGAAATTTTTATTTGGGCGAAAAATCTAGATTTGCCGCCTGGAACAAAGCAAGACCTGCACCTGAATGGTATGTAACTGGTCTTAAGACAACGAACATAGATGGAGTTACTGTTTAGAGGTAATACCAACAACGGCGATGTTTACTGTGCTAATAGCATGGTTCTTACAGTAACGCCCATCTACTTAATTACTAAAGGAAAACACAATGCGTAAATTAATATACATGGGACTTGAGCCTTATGAAGGAAGATATACATTACAATTACAAGAATGGAGTGAGCGTGTATTTAAACGCAGAGGCATAGACTATATAGTTGTGCCCGGTGAGACTATTGACAATACTAAAGCAATATCTGTAGGACAAGTGTTAGACGCACATGGACGCAGTTATTTTGGTATGAGCCAAATGATGAACCTAGTCCAAATGATGCGTGATGGAACTGTGACAGGGGAGGATGCTATCTTCTTTGAGGATATGTTTCAACCTGGTATAGAATCACTTCCGTATATTATGAACCAGATTCCCGAAAATCAACGCCCCAAAGTTTATGTCCGTTGTCTTGCCCAGGCGGTAGATCCTGATGACTTTGTCCATGTATGGGGTATGTCCAAGTGGATGAGTTTGTATGAGCAAATGGTTAATGAGTTTGCTACAGTATTGGCTACTAATGAAGAAATGGTTGCCCATATGCGTATTGCTAACTGGACTGCTCCTATATACAACATATCAGGATTGAGTTTTGGCAAAAGTGAAGTTCTTGAAAGAGTAGGAAATAAGGTAAAGAAGTGGAGTGAAAGATCTAATCGTGTTGTATTTGCGGCAAGATTTGATCAAGAAAAACAACCTGACTTCTTTATGGATATTGTTGAAACAGTAACTGGCCATCTAAAGCACCAAAATCAATATGTAGATAGTATAACTGATGTTGAGTTCGCTGTTCTAAGCGGCGGGCCTTTACGCAGTAACAATCAAAAATATTTAGATCGTGCATTGAAATTACAAGCAGAAGGAGTTCTAAAAATTTATACTGACCTAAATAAGAATGATTATTATAATATCGTTAACGACAGTAAGGTATTATTCAATTGTGCGCTACAAGATTGGGTAAGCAATACTGTAAGTGAAGCGGATACACTAGGGTGTAATGTAGTATATCCTGCATATCGCAGTTTCCCTGAAACTTTTGCTAATGATGCAGATCGTTTGTATATTCCTTGGAGTATGCACTCTGCTATTGAAAAAATTGATACTGCTCTAAGAATGCCAAGTTTTAACATGGGAAGAATATCCGATTGGACGAATGGTACTATTGATCGCATATGTGATATTATGGAGGGCAACGGAGAACAGTGGCGCCGTGATGGAAATAGATATAGAGACCATGTTGCGGAGTCTAAATTTTAACAAATAATTGACATTTGCCTAAATAATCTTTATAATATATAGTACTTGGAGAAATATATGAGCATTAGTAAAACAATTAGAAACAGAATGCTAGAACACGGTGGACGTTTTTGGGCAGGAGACAATATATCAGAATTTATCGAAGAAGAAGAAAAAGATCTGCTCATTGATGAACTAACGGAAAAGTTTGAAGGAGTATTGGACACTCTGCTTATTGATAGGCATAGTGATCCTAACTCTATTGACACGCCGCGTCGTTTAGCAAAAATGTATATAAGAGAACTTATGAGCGGCCGTTTTGATAACATGCCCAATGCAACCGCATTTCCTAATCATGTAGAGGATGGTTACGAAGGCATGCTTGTTGTAAGAAGTGAAATACGTAGCGTTTGCTCCCATCATTTTCAACCAGTAACCGGAGTTGCATATATTGGCATTATCGCGGCAGACACACTTATAGGATTATCCAAATATACACGTATAGCACAATGGTGTGCCAGACGGGGAACACTACAAGAAGAACTTGCCAACGACATAGCACATGAAATTATTAAAGCAACAGGTTCTAGTAATGTAGGTGTTTACGTACAAGCAACGCATGGTTGCGTAGAAAATAGGGGTGTCATGGCACACTCTAGTCTAACACAAACAACAGTGCTTAAAGGATCATTTAAAGAAGATGCTTCTACTAAAAAAGAGTTCTTTGACAATATCAAACTTCAGCAAGAATTTGCTCCGCGATAGCAAGGAGACTTAAATATATGAAAATGATCTATCTAAATACACAAGACATTAAGTCGCAAGTTTTAGATATTACTCAACAGATTTATGCTGGTAATTGGCGGCCTGAATACATTGTAGGTATTACAAGGGGAGGACTAATTCCTGCTACAATGTTGAGTCATTATTTAGAAACACCGTTACATACATTAGATGTTAGATTACGAGATGGACACAATCTACAATCTAGTTTAGAAATGGCGGCAGACGCGTCAGGCATAACTAAAACTAGTTTTAGTCATGAAGAAGTAATCGAACCTAAAAATATACTTGTTGTTGATGATATAAATGATTCTGGTGCTACATTTGATTGGATTGTAAATGATTGGATGAATGCGCCGATACCGGGTGTTAAGTCTTGGGACAAAGTTGTAGGCTCTAATGTTCGTTTTGCTTCGCTAGTTAATAATGAGGAGAGTAGATTTACAGAAATCTCTTACACCTCATTAGTGATTAATAAAATTGAAGATCCCTCGTGGATTGTTTTTCCGTGGGAAAACTGGTGGAGTGATAAAAATTGGTAATAAAAACATTAAAGATCAACTGAGGAGGAAATGAATGTTATCAAAATATTTAGAAGGTGTTGATAAGACGCTAGTACGCAATCTAGTCATTATGCACACCATTGTATTAGGCTATAATCTTTTATGGCAAGGAGAAAAATAAATGAGCGGAGTACCTGAATTTACATCTACAAAAACATTTTATAACTTTCCGTGTGCTCATAGACAACACAAGCATGACGGAAACTGCGCTATGATACACGGCTATAGCCGTAGTTTTCATTTTACGTTTGGCGCACACACTATGACAAAAGAAGGATTTCTTGTTGATTATAGTGACTTGAAAGAACTAAAGAGATGGTTAGAAGAGAATTATGACCATACGTTTGTTATTGATCACGATGACCCATATATGGAAACATTCCAAATGCTACACGATGCGGGTGTATGTAAATTAATTGTACAAGAAGAAGGGCCAGGTATGGAAGGCACTGCTATGCGTATCTGTAATTATGCTGATGGATGGTTACGCGAAAGAACAGGTGGCAGAGCATGGGTTATTAGTGTAGAAGCAAGAGAAAATGACAAGAACAGTTCAACCTATCATAACCCCGAAGCAGGGTTTAATGGATGGGTGTAATCAATTGTAACACAGGATTCCAACCACTAAAAGAATGTTGGTTAGGCGATTGCTATCGTCCGGAGTTCTTTGACTACGTTGATAATATTAAAGTAAAAAATATTCTGCAACAAATTACTGAAGAAACCATAGAAGATTTAGAGAACATTAAAGAAGTATTAGAAAGTTATGGCGTAACTGTTAAACGCCCGAAACTTTTTGATTTTGATCAAGTATATAATATATACAAAGTTGGTGGAGCTTGTGTTGATGAAAACTTAAACATTATTATTGATGAAGTATTAAATTATTTTCCAAGATTAATTGATAGGAAAGGTGTCGAAAGTTTTTTAGCAAACTACGATATATATGCAGATCCAGGCGCACTCACCCGACCGCCATTATTTCCACGGGACGATCAAATCATAGTAGGAGAAACTTTTTATAAGTTAAGACCGTACAGCATGCCAGAAGTAAACCCGGCTTGTATAAATACTATTAATCCATTATATCCACAGGGAGGTGCCAGCCGAGCCCTTGCTATATTTTATGAACCATTATTCAAAGAATTAAAAGAACAAGGCGCAAATATTATTGAATTCCCGTGGAAAGACGATTATTTGAATGAGGGACCAAATATTGTGCGGCTTGGGGATACAATAATATTAGATGGATTGCGGCCGCATGTTTACAAATACTTTAAAAATCATTTTAAAGACAACTATAATATTATAACTGCTTTTAACGACGGGCATTCGGATGGTATATACGCACCAATAAAACCCGGCGCATTTATATCAAATGGCGAAGCACTACAGTTTAAAAAGTATTTTCCAAATTGGGACGTATTCTACTTGCCAGACGCCCAATGGTCTAATATGTCACCATTCTTAGAAGTTAGAGAAAAAGTACAAGGAAAATGGTGGATTCCAGGCGAAGAACACAACGACGAACTTATTGACTACGTAGATAAATGGTTTAGCGAGTGGGTAGGATTTTGTGAAGAAACAATTTGGGACGTTAATGTATTGATGGTAAATCCTGAAACTGTACTGTGCCTAACCGAAAATAAAGAATTATTTAAATGGTTTAGAAAGCATAATGTAGAGCCTATAGTAACTCCGTTTAGGCATAGATTCTTTTGGGATGGTGGATTGCATTGCTTAACGTTAGACATACACAGGGAAGGAGGCATTGAGAGTTATGCAAGATGACATTAATAAGGCAAAAGACCTAATAGACAAATGCTTCGATAATTTTAAAATACCTCGACACAGTGTATACATATCACGAACTGAACGTAATACACTTGACAATCTTAAAGAAATTGTTATAATATTAGATAAACTTCCAAAAAGATTAGAAGAAGAAAAGCAAGAATGGAAAGAAGAATACGACGATATGCAAATTAAAATACAGCGAATGTTAAAGGGGCCTAGTTGGGGTATGACTAAGGAAGAACATCAAGCAATACCACTACATAAATTATTTGGCGATAAATGGCAAGGAAATAAACCCGATGAAGATTAGATATACAGAAATATTTTATAGTTTACAAGGAGAGGGTAAGTTTACAGGCGTGCCGTCTGTTTTCTTGCGACTGTTTGGTTGTAATTTAAAATGCCAAGGTTTTGGAATGCCACGCGGTGAGTTAAGCAAAGAGCGACTCGGCGTTTTTGCCGCTGATTATACACACTTTGATGATTTGCCATTAGTTAGCACAGGATGTGACAGTTATGCAAGTTGGGATCCACGATTTAAATATTTAGCAACAGATGTAGACTTAGACAAATTAGTAGATGATCTATTGGCAAAAACGCCCAATGGCAGTTGGATAATGCCCAATGGGCAAGACATACATTTAGTTATTACGGGCGGTGAGCCTATGATGTGGCAAAAAATATATCCTGATTTATTTGCACATGATCGTATGCAGGATTTAAAAAATGTTACATTCGAGACTAATACTACTAGAAATTTAACTGACAAAATTTTTGAATGGTTTTACGACTGGCGAAATTGGACCGGTGATTTTGCTAATTACAGGACTCCTATCAGACCATATGTTACCTGGTCGTGCTCTCCTAAACTATCAGCAAGCGGCGAACCATGGGGAAAAGCAATTAAGCCTGATGTGGCGGCCGCATATTATAAAATGCCTTTCTCAGACATGTATTTTAAATTTGTTATTGATAGCGAAGAAAGCATGGATGAAGTAGAAAAAGCCATTGCAGTATATAAAGAAGCAGGCGTTGACTGTCCTGTTTATTGTATGCCTGTAGGTGGTTTATATGATGATTATAAAAAGAATACACGCATTGTCGCAGAAGCAGTTATGAAACATGGATTACGTTATAGTCCAAGACTACACTCTGATCTGTTTGGTAATGCATGGGGAACATAATGGATATATTTGAAAAACTAAAAAATGCATTTGGTTCTGAGCCAACCCCAGAACCAGTTAAAGAACCAAAGAAAAAATTGACGCCAAAGGAGAAAGCGACAAAAAAGGGTGAACCATGGTTTACCATTGTGGATGTAGAAATTAATAGTGAGAACCCACTTAATGGTGCGTTTGAATTAGATTGGAACGACCCATTCGTTAAAATGTTACGTGGTCACGGATTAACTGGTGAAACAGACGAAGAAGTGGTGGATCAATGGTTTCAAGACTTATGTAGACAAATTGCTATGGAAACATATGATGAAGACGTCGTAGGTAGCAATATTAATATACAAATGCGAGACATACAAAACGGGAAAAAAGAATATAAATAATTTAAATGAATACCATTAGTTCTATCATATGCGTAGGAGGGGCACATACATCAGGCGTTCAATGCGTCAATGATCATATATATGCCAACGAAGATTCATTATATAAAACGCATGGTGATGACTCACACCCAGAAAATAAAGCACAGGCGTTCTGGATACATTTTACGCCTGTTATGAAAATAGGCACTTTTAATATATCTAAACCAGGTTGGGTAAATAAAACCATTATAAATGAAGTAATGAAATATATTAGCAATAAGCCTAATCCAGAAGACACAGTTGCGGTAGTAGGTTTTGAGGAATGGAATTATTCCCTTGCTACTCCACAGGATCACTTAAAAGACGTGATTCAATTACACGAAGATTTAAAAACATTAGATGTTAAACATTTAATGTTCAATGCACAAAATTGCTTAGATGTTTCTACTGACGAGCAATATGATTTTGGCGATTCTTATATTAGTCCATATGATTCCGATGAAACCATGGTTTCTCAGTTAAAAGCACAAAATTTTGATTTTAACTCCGGAACACAGTATTTCGGACCTGCCGCACACAGAAAGTGGGCGAGAATATTATTAAAATACTTGACACAGTTAGTATGACAATGTTATACTGAAAGTGTTGTAAAAATTCTGTAGTAATACAGAGTAACAACGATATAAAATATTTTATATCAAAAACAACCAAAAAGGAGGTAAGATATGGCTGGAAATATCGTTGACACAGCGTTAGGCTGGGTAAGAAAATTGACTGAAGTAGGCGTTGCTCTAGTTTCACTAGCAGTAGTCCTACAAATCATTTTCGGCCCTGGTGTAGCGTTTTTGCCAGGCGATGTAGTAGGTAACATTATCGGACTTGTAAATGCACTAGGTAGCAACGGACTTGTTGGCTTAGTAGCGGTTGCAGTTCTTTATTGGCTATTTACGAAGAAGTAATATCGCTTACTCTGATAAAGTGGTTCGGCTAGGCAGAGCTAGCCGTTCTACTTTTCATGTTTTTTAATCGGACATATAACGGACAAAGATTTAGATAAAAAATTAGACAGAGAATTAGCTAATACAATCTGGCTAGTTGTTAAGGGTTATGATATGCCCAGCGATTGGACAGATAAAGATGTACAAGAAATTATTGTTCGTTATTGGTCCAGAGCCATCGCAAAAGCAGAAGGTTAAATGAAATATCTATTAATAGACACCGCTAATATGTTTTTTAGAGCAAGGCACGTAGTTGCCAAAAGTGTTGATACTGACACTAAACTAGGTCTTGCTATCCATGTAACTCTTGGATCCGTGGCCAAAGTATGGCGTGAGTTTAATGCTGACCATGTTATATTTTGTTTGGAAGGCAGAAGTTGGCGCAAGTCCTTTTATGAGCCATACAAAAAGAATAGAGTAGTAGCACGACAAGCACTTACTGAAAAAGAACAGGAAGAAGATGAATTGTTTTGGGAAGTGTTTGAAGATTTTACTGCATTTCTTAGAAGCAAAACCAATTGTACTGTAATTCAAAATCCAACACTTGAAGCGGATGATCTTATTGCTGGATTTATACAAGGACATCCAGATGACGAACATTTTATCATTAGCAGTGACAGTGATTTTTATCAACTGCTAGATACTAATGTTAAACAGTATAATGGCATTACGGATCAGTTAATAACCAACGAAGGCATTTTTGACAAGAAGGGCAATATGGTTATTGATAAGAAAACTAAAGAGCCCAAAGAGATTCCTAATCCAGAATGGTTATTGTTTGAAAAGTGTATGCGTGGTGATCCAAGCGATAACGTGTTTACTGCTTATCCACGTGTTCGTAAGACTGTGTTAAAAGAAGCATTTGAGGACAGGCACAATAAGGGTTATGTTTGGAACAATATGATGTTACAGCGATGGATAGACCATAACGAAATAGAACACCGCGTAAAAGATGATTATGAGCGTAATCGTATATTAATTGATCTTACAGCACAACCTGAAGAAATTCGTAATGAAATAGTCGAAACCATCGGAGAAATTGTCCAAAAAGACAATGGCAACGTTGGACTACACTTTCTTAAATTTTGCGGTAAGCACAATTTACTTAAACTAGGCGAAGAAGCAAACAAATTTAGCGACTTATTAAACGCAAGGTATTCACAGTGACTACAGATATAAAAGAAAAAATAGAAGAATTTGAAAAGTGGTATTTTTATCAAAAAATGCCAAGAGAAGTTTCAGTAATGTATATGGACTATTATTGGGACTTATATTGTGATAATTTCCAAAACAATGATGATGTTACAATACAAGATTTTGTATTATCAGTAGCAAACGATAACTTAAATGACGATCAAAAAAACTGAAAAGCAAAAAGCAATCGAAGAACTCATTAAACAGCAAAGAGAGTTCATGGAAAACGTTAACAAAAGTGGATACACTGAAGAAGAGTATTGGCTCAAGCAAGGCGAATATCGTGAACGTCAAGCGAAACTTGCTAAGTTAATTCATACTGAAGCACACAAGAAATACTGGGACGAATACAGAATAAACCTCAAAGTAGATATTGGTGATATAAACAAAGACGATTAATATCACTTGACTATATAAACTTTTTCAATTATAATATTATATATGAGCACGTATCAAGAAAGGCAAGTAAGGGCGGCGCGGAAGAAGCGTCTAAAGGTATTTGGCCGGAAAAAGAAAATAAGATTAACTTCTACGGTTAATCCCTTTCCCAATTACGAAACTAATAGCCCTAATTATCCTTCATTAGACACACGAATCCCATTGGGCCCGTGCCGTGATTCATTGAAATCAACAAATCATACAATCGCTCCTGCTTATAATAAAGGAGCATATCAAGTTATCAGCAAAGACTGTATCAAGGACATAGGTAGATAAATGACAGATGACACTGTAGCAAAACCACTAGTAAAAGACAGATTTTGGATACTATCACGAAATGGTGAAAGTGTCGGCTTATTAAACAGAATAGGAGACTCTCACTATGTTGTTACGCAACACGGCAAAAAGATAGCATTCAATTCTAAAAAAACATTGTTAGATAAGTATCCACTTCGCTTTATTAAATATAAAGCAAGTGATAAACCAACAAAAGCATCTGAAGAAGTACACAACTATCCAATTAATTCTAAGAATGCATATAATGTTATATATGATCTTAAAAGAAAACTTCCGATGTTTAATAAAAGAGAGGATAGTAAATGTTGGTTTTGTGCCGGATATTATATTGTTAACTTTATAAAAATAGGATGGACATCGGCGTTTTGTCCTAAACTTATTACATTAGATAGATACGGATATAAAGGCCCGTTTAAAACGATTGAAAAGGCAAAGGAAGCATTAAGATATGCCAAATCCTCAACTTAATTTGCGCCCTGTAGAAAATCTACTTAACCAAATTGCCGGAATTAGACACACCGGACAAAATGAGTTAAGGATAGGCAAGCAACATTGCCAAGATCTTGAACATTGTTTGGCTGTACTTTTGACTCATATTGCAACTTGTCAAGAAGAAATCATTAGATTACAAAAAGAAAAACTTGAAGACAACGTTATTAAAGTAGAGTTTGACGCTGGAGAATTCGAGTAATAAAATATTTAATCTGCGGATAAATAGTTATATGTACATATTATGCCTTGTACATATAATGGAGAAGCAGATTAAATATGAGCAGGCCAAAACCTAAAGTTCTTTTAGAACACATTAACAAGGACACATATAAGTCAGACCAGATTTTAGAAGTAGAAGGTATCTGGACAGTGTTCTATGACGGTCAGCCAATCAACCTTAAGACAAGTAATCTATTAGTCAATTACCCTGGGCCAAAATACAAAAGAATAGCCTTTGGTAATCCAGGTCACGCACATAACTTGGCTAAAAAATTAAATTCCCAATTTAAGACAGATAAATTCTCAGTGTTTTTATTATCTAAAGGGAAAAAAGTAAAACCTAGTGAGTAAGCAATTAACAAAATTAGACTACACAACAAAATTTTTTAGTCTGCTAGATATACCAGATAATCAAAAAAATAGAAAAAAATATCTTGATTTCTGGTGGTATAATATTAGAGAATCTAGCAATGGACTACGACTTACTAAGCCGGGATATCTAACAATAACAAAAGAGTTGGATATAAAGGAATACAAGTTCGATCTAGATATAGATGATTACGAAGGGAAACTGCATCTGTATCTAGATTTGGACCACTATATCCCAAGCCCGTATTTCATACATTCTAATAAAATAGGGAAATTACATAAAGCAATGAAAATCTCGATTTTTGAAGAAAAACTGGCTACAATGTTTTATTTAAGCGGAAATTCCCTTAATAAAATTGTGGAATCTATGCGATTATCGCTTGAATTCTAGTATTTTTTAGCATTTTTTTAAAAGTCCTTTAAAATCAACAACTTACATCACCTTTTTTCATGACAATTTCGCCCAGATCCCGTATAATGTATATATACGCTAAAGAAACAGGCAGAAATATGAAAATCGTTATTACTACACAGATTCTCGAAAACTACGGCGCCCATGATTGGGACGGTCAGGGTGAATGTCCTCAATACTGGAAAGCCAAGGGTGGCGAACTTTATGTGGTTGAAAACCTGTCACCCATGGAAGCCATTGAGGCTGTTAAACCCGGCGGTCTTGCTGATCGTGTTGGTGACGCGGTTACCGTCCGGGACAATCCCGCCTTTGAGGAGTATGTGATCGGTTGTAACTTGCTCGACGAGTGCGAGCCGGTTGGCGAGGAGTGGGAAACTCCTTGGATCCTGGTCGAAACTGATATCGGCTTTTATGCTGAACAGTTCCGCGCTCGGGACTACAGTTGGTCCGATGACGCTGAAGGCGTCATTGGAATGCGGTCGTCCAAGACCATCGTTGCTGGTGAAGCGGACAAATACAATCCTGTCCTTTATGTTTATGAGGACGGTGAAACCAAAACTTTCGAAGAATTTCGTGCGGAGGCCGCGTAATGGCATGGTATAATCAAGAACGGAAGAAAGCAGTTCAACCCGCAATGCGAAAACTGCTGAAGGAGTACGGACTCAAAGGTTCATTGTCCGTCCAAAATCACAGCACAGTGGTCCTTACCATCAAGTCTGGTGCCATCGACTTTGAAAATTCCAGAACCGCAGAGCATACCCATAACCAGGTAAACGTATACTGGATCGATAGTCATTGGACTGGCAAAGCCAAGGAGTTTTTGACCAAGGCCAACGATCTGCTCAACATCGATAACTACGATAACTCCGACATTATGACAGACTACTTTGATGTTGGTTGGTATGTTGACATTAATCTCGGCAAATGGAACCAGCCGTATGTTTACGAGCCTGGTGCGAGCGATCGAGTAAAGAAGGCGTCATCCAAGAAAAAGAAGGCCGCCAAGAAGAAGTCCGTAAAGAAGTGGACTGCTCTCGAAGGCGAAGCGACCAAGAAGCAGTTGTGGGCCTTGTTTTGTATCACCAAGAAGGACCATCGCGATATGGGACTTTCGCGACAAGAAGCGTATGATATGATTCAGGAGTTGAACTCGTAATGGCACATCGAAAGACAATCGAAGTTGAGAAAGTTAAGGGTATGGCAAATCGAGCCCTTGAAGCATCTATGCGTTGGAGCGAGGTAGAAAGCAAATACGTTCCTGTTGATCGCTACTGGCGCCAAGGCGTGATGTTGATGGTTGAGCAAGTCCTTATGGACTCTGGCAATTACAAGGGGTTTGGCTACTTGACTGAAAACGAAGTTCCGAAAGGAGCATTGCCCGGTATACGGCGCAACAAAGCGGATAAATTCGAAAACACTGACAATACTCGCGTGAGGTATTTTTAAAATGGTTGACTACACTATCACAGCATTGGGTGATGACGTTAACATTCACCTGACAACCTATCAAGGGGCAGTTGTCGCAACCTACGAGGAGATTCGATCTCTCTTTATTTTTAATGTAGGTATGGACAAAGACCCCGAATACTCATTTGAGGATGCGCGGATCCGCGCTTCGCGAGGATATCAAAACGTACATAACGAGTTTCGTGTAGAGATGAGCGTTACAGGAGATGATGTTGAACCAGAATATTGGAAGCATAAACTAGTCGCTACTATATACGACTGGAAACCGAAAAAATCTGACGACGCGATGAAGGGATACTACCATTGGCGCGTCGGTGGCCACGAATCGTGTGTAGAAGGCTACATCAACGATATGGTTAAACGACAACGAAAGGTATTAACCAATGGTTGATGTTATTATCGAGTTGTTTATTATGGCAGGCTTAGTTCTGACTTTGTGGGCAACACTGACACAGCCATGAGCAAGATTAATCCAAAGAAAATGTCTGATGTTGATCTTTACTTTGAAATGGATCGCATCTGGATAGCAGACGATTGCCCTGAAATGACTACAAAACTGTTTAACAGATATATCTCAGAAAATTTCGCCGGCGAAACGGTGCAGAAGCGTCTTAATTATTATACCTGGAAAGAGGATAGGTGGTAATATGTATAATATTCATGTCAATCATGACGAAATGAGTTCGGCGTTCAAACGAATCATGAACACTGATTTTCGAGATCTATCCATGGATGAGTTGGATATGATTCATCAAAATATTATTCGAGAACGCAGACGGAAAGGTAACACATTAATAAAATCTCTAAAAGTAGGAGATAAGGTTACTGTTGACACAGGACGCAAAACTAATAGAGGAAAGGTCCCCCCTACAATGTCTGGAGTAGTACGAGAAATAAAACGCTCTAGGGTTGTTGTGGATTGTATGCAACACGGCTTATGGAGAGTGCCTAGCACTCGTTTATCAGTAGAGGCATAGCATAATGTGGTTATTCATTTTGTTAGTGGTGCCAGTGTTAAGTGTTGGTATTAATATCCACTATCTAGTAAACGATCCCGAAGGGTTTTTCAAAGGACTCGTTAAATCTTTTGCTGTATTCGGAATTGCGATCGGTGTAATAATTCTTTTGGCCATCACAGGACATATAGATTAAGGAGAAGCACAATGAGAACTAATTTAACAATGTTGACCGATTACCAAGGTCCTGGGTTCTATGACGAGAATGGTGCTCGAGTATGCTCACTTCATCCGGATGCGATGATGTGGTTTATCGAGACGCTGGGCTACGCTCGCATAGATTCACCCAGTGACTTTGGCCAATTTTCTAACAAGTCTGAAAGAAAACAAGATGAGCATGTATGACACACCAAAATGTACGTACAAGAAGAAGTTTCCTGTGGACCAGTTTGGACGCCCGGGCGGATCATATTCGACATCCGATCTTCCAGTAGCAGGTGAAAAATCCCTAAACCGAGTAGGAATGATCATGGCCATGGATCTTGAGACTCAAGTCTATGAAATAAAAGACCATGAAAAAGGCTGGGTTTTTCTAGTGCCTTTCGCTGATGTAGAAATAGTTGAAAATAATTCATAAAAAGAATTTATAATTGCTATAAGTTTATTTTATGTAGAAATGCTTGATTTCTGTTATTGTCTTTGCTATATTATTATATACGATAAACACAACACGGAGCGTAAATGTCTACTAAAAGACAAAAAAGACAAAAGCAATTAGCAGAATTAAGCATTGTATGGGGAAGGTTAGCAGACACACAAGCCTTGCTCATAGAGCTGCAACAAAATGAGATAAAATCTCTAGAAAGCCTTGTACAAGTTTTAACAGGACACGACGAAGACGAGGAAGTCACAATACACTAAGTAGAAACCACACAGATTGCCCGGGATTAATCCCGGGCAATCAAAAAGTTAGTAAAAAAGGTTGACAAATAATGGTAGTGAGTATATCATTATATATAGTTGTAAAGAATTTCGCGATATCGCGAAAGAGGTTGGCAGACCTTTTCTGCTATAGTAAATAGGGCTCGAGCCCAAGGAAAATGTAAAATGAGCAATACTGATAAAGTACTAAACGCACTTCAAGAAGGACAGGAACTTTCAGCGGCGCAGATCTCTGCTCGTTGGGGAGTTGGTAACCCGGGTGCGACCATTCAGAATCTTCGATTCAAAGGTCACTCGATTTACTTGAATGCACACACCGACACAAAAGGTCGTGTTGTCAACAAGTATCGCATGGGTACTCCTTCTCGCGCAGTTGTAGCCGCTGGTTACCGCGCACTTGCTGGTCAGTAATCATTACTAACCACACAGGACACAGGGGGGCGCTGCCCCCCTTACTCCTGAACTGATGTTGGCTTAGACCGAAGACATCATGTAAACAAAGTTGTAAACAAAATCATCATTCCACAGGAGAAAAAAAGATGGCATACAATTCTAAACTGTTTCCAAGATACATCCTAAGGATCCCCTTTATAAAGAAACGCAGCCAGGCACCGGTAAAGCACCCGGATGGTTGATGACCGTTATCGATTATTAAGGAGACAGTATCATGTATCCAGACAAAGATCCGAAAGAGATTTTCGGCGAAGACCTACTTCAGGTCTTCGGACCGAAGACAAAGCGTAAGCATATCAGCAAACTTACTACTTCTGAAAGAATTGAACTTTGTAGTAAAGTACCTGAATATGTAGACACAAGCGGATTAGGCGATGATCCATCCCTATTTCAAATTGCCAATCAAATTCTAACAGTACTGAAGAACTCACAGGCATTGCTTGGTATTGATTTAGATTGGTTAACCTCTAATGACTTAATAGAAAAAGGATTAAAAAGGCATCCTGATGCCTTTAAGCCAGTCATAAAAGTAGTAAAGAATAACCAAGTTCAACGCGGTATACAACTACGCCATTTGCTATTAGATATTCTTTTTGTATTTGACCCCAAATGGGTCCTTATGGGAACCGCGCGGTATAGTAAAAAAGAAGATCTATTTTATCTTAATGATGCACAACATCGTTATCTGTCATGCGTGATATTAGGCGTTCGTGACATTCCTTTAGAGTACGAAGAGAGTGAGCGCCGTAGTGTTGATGTATGGCAATATGCCGCAGTTAATCTAAACAGCCTTGTGGCTAGCCATTACGATAGATACCGCAACATGGTACAAGCAGTTAAATCTTTAATAGAAGAAGGCGCAAAGGATGAGGTACAGGCTTTAGAAGATACTAAACCAGCGTACACAACTGCTTGGAACATCTATAACATTTTAAAGCGTGTACAGGCTAAGATGATAGAGAAAGGTGGAGAAAAAGCAAAATCAAAAGAGTGTACAGGTGTGTTCAATATGTCACGTCACTATGATGATTATGGCCAGGAAATATTTGAACGTGCTGTAAGAATCCACGTTGGCGCCCTTAGCAGTAGTCCTATTGCTAGTCCTAATATTTGGGGCATTTGTGAGTTTATTAAGAATCAAGAAGGACTTGATTTAGACATCTATCAAATAGACTATGAAATAGGGCAAGCCATTAACCATAAGTACCTTCCTAGTAGGAATGGTTTGCACCTTGATGCCAAACGTGCCAAAAAGGAGGGAGTTGGAGAAGAACTAAACATTCCAGAGCCCTCTATTATTGCAGGCGCATTGCATAAGTTGATAAAAACTACTGCACCGCATGTTAAATGGAAGCCGATTACATTTAACAACAAGGTAATTGCCGACAAGTACCTTAAAGACTTTCGCGTAATGCCCTTACAAAAGGCGGCCTAATATGCCTACGTTAAATGAGCAAATACAAAACAGAGTCTTTACTACTCAGTATGATGATGACACGTATTATACTCAAGACCTTTATGATTACTTAATAGATAATATTAACGATCCCGATATACTTTTCAAGCATAAAATTTTAGGATTTTATAAACAAAAGTATAAGTGGACTAAAGAAGAAGCATTAGAATTTATTGAGAATAATCTAGAAAAAAGTAGAGGTCATTACGTAATTGACGAATGGTTTTCATATGATTGGGGCAGTGGATTGAATTCCATTACCAAGGACAAAATGTACAGTCCCCAATTGGATCATATTATACCCAAAGCAGAAGGAGGCACAGACCATCCTAGTAATATGCGTATAAGGGCTGCCAGGCTAAATCAAAATAAAGGAGACACTAATACAGATATAGAATTTGTTGCTAGTATTCTGGATATGATATCTGATTTAGAGAACCCCGAAAAATATGCTGAGCATATTATTCAAGCAATTAATGAAAAACTAGGCTAGGAAGAAGGGGCGAATCGCCCCTTTTTCTTTCTTTTTAAAAAAACCCTTATTTTTCAAGCATTTACGTTATCTAAAAAGCCCTTATTTTTCAAGCACTTAGGTGTTCAAAATATTAGACTTTTGCACCAAAATACGATATAATATATGTATAGGCTAAAGAAATAAGGTAACCCAAGTACATGAAAAACACCCGTGAAATGAATGACCGAATCTATGAATATTGCGATTTGGTCCAGAGACTGCAAGATGAGTATTTTGAGCGCATGAAATTTACTCATTCTCCGTCAGACTACATCACTGTCAATTTTGGTAATCGCTATGCGAAGGTTATCAAAGTCAGTCGCGATTACGACGACAACGGCAATGAAGTGTTGCGTGACCGAAGCCAGTCTGTCCACAGTTTTGTTGATATGAACAACGGCGACATTCTTAAGGGCTCGTGGAAAGCGCCTGTCAAGAACGGAGTTCGTGGCAACATCTTCAGCGATGACTGTGGTGAGAGTGTCATCACCGAGCATGGTTGCGTATACCTCAGACGATAACTCAAGGAGACCCAAGTACAATGAGCAAAAATCAAACAAGCGAAGTTCGCACTAATACCCTGAAGGAGGCCAAGAAGGCGATTCGTCGCGCGATGCTTCGTAAGCGACCCGTATTCCTTTGGGGACCTCCCGGAGTTGGCAAGTCTGATCTCGTGAGTCAGTTGGCCGATGACGTCAATGGTCTCATGTTGGACCTGCGTATGGCTCTTATGGAGCCTACTGATCTCCGTGGTATTCCTTACTACAACCAGACAGAAAACAATATGTCATGGGCTCAGCCAGTTGATCTTCCTTCAGAAGAATTGGCTAGCCAGTATGATGTCGTCGTCCTGTTTTTGGACGAGATGAACTCTGCTCCCATGGCTACTCAGGCGGCCGCTTACCAGTTGGTGCTTAACCGCAGAATTGGTACTTACAACCTGCCCGATAATGTCGTTATTGTGGCGGCTGGTAACCGCGAGACTGACCGTGGTGTCACTTATCGTATGCCAGCACCGTTGGCTAATCGCTTCGTTCATGTTGAAGTGGCGGCTGATTTTGAGACCTGGCAGGATTGGGCGATCGAAAATCAAATACATCGTGACGTTCTTGGTTACCTTACATTCGCCAAAAACGACCTTTATAACTTTGATCCGGGCTCAAATGAGCGGTCCTTTGCTACTCCCAGATCCTGGGTGTTCGTGAGTGAATTGCTTCAGGATGAAGATGGCGATCCTGAAATGACTGAAAGCGAAGTTTCGGATCTCGTTGCCGGTACTGTAGGCGAAGGTATGGCGATCAAGTTCAACGCCCATCGTAAACATTCTGGCAAATTCCCTAACCCAACCGACATTTTGGAAGGGAAGGTGAAAAGCCTTACGGTAAAGGAAGTGTCAGCGATGTACTCACTGACGATTGCCATGTGCTACGAGTTGCGTGATGCTTTTAAGAAGTCAAAGAAAGCCAATCCGGGCAAAGAGTGGCATGAAATGTGCGATAACTTCTTCCGCTTTATGATGGATAACTTCCTTACAGAAGTTACGGTAATGGGTGCTAAGATGGCGCTCACTAACTATAACCTCCCGCTAGTGCCGGGCAAACTCAAGTCGTTCGACGAGTTTCATAAACGCTTCGGCAAGTATGTGATCTCAGCGATGGAGGGCTGACAGAGTACTTGGGAACCCCCTGGAGCCAGCGCAATGCTGGAATAACTCCAGGGGGACTCATTTAAATCAAGCACTTAGAGCACCATTTTTCGTGACAAATCGCCCGAAAAATGCTAAAATATTAGTATAGAAAGTAAAAACTCGAGTACAAAAATGTCCGATAATTCTACTACCGCTGACAAAAAACTGAAGAATAATCCCAACCTTAAGGTCGGGTTTGAAACAGATCCGGATCTAGACAAAGAGATTCGCGAAGCCCTTACTACAGCAAGAATTGGCTTGTTGCTCAAAGAACCGTTTTTTGGTAATTTGGCTACTCGCTTAACCCTTGTAAACGCTGACGCATGGTGTCCTACTGCCGCCACAGATGGCCGCAGGTTCTACTACAATACTGAATTCTGCAAAATGCTGTCATCTAAAAATATGGAATTTCTGTTTGGACACGAAGTTCTTCATGTTGTATACGATCACATTGGTCGTAGAAACGACCGAGATCCGCAGTTGTCAAACATCGCCGCAGATTATTGCGTTAATGGTGATTTGATCAGATACAGAATCGGTGAGCCGATTGACGTAGTTCCTATCGTATACGACCGAAAATACGATGATTGGTCATATGAAGAAGTATATGACGATCTGTATGAGAACGCTGAAAAGATCGATATTGACGATCTATTAAATCGTGTACTGGATGACCATCTTGATCAGGATGGAGATAGCGAAGACGGATCTGGTGATTCCGAAGATGGTAATGAAAGCGGCAAGCGTCCGGTACTTTCGGAAAAGGAAAGAAAAGAAATCCGTGATGAGATGAAAGAAGCAATCATGTCAGCGGCTCAGACTGCTGGTGCTGGTAATGTGCCGGCAGGCGTCAAACGTATGCTCAGGGAACTCACAGAGCCTAAGATGAATTGGCGAGATCTGTTGGACGTCCAAATTAAGAGCACTATTAAAAGCGACTTTTCCTGGATGAAACCCAATCGAAAGGCCTGGCATACTGGCGTGATGTTGCCTGGTATGATGCCTGATGATACGATCGATATTGTAATAGGTATCGACGTAAGCGGCAGTATCAGTGAAGATATGGTTCGAGACTTCTTGTCAGAAATCAAAGGCATTATGGATGCCTACACTACATTCAATATCAAGGTGTTTTGCTTTGATACTGACATATACAGCGTCAAAGATTTCACTGCTGACAATCTCTTCGAAATAAACGAGTATGAAATTGTTGGCGGTGGCGGTACAAGTTTTGAAGCAGTATATGAATACCTAAAGGAAAACGCAATCGAACCTAAGAAACTTGTTATGTTCACGGATGGTTATCCGTGGGGTTCTTGGGGCGATGAACAGTATTGTGACGTATGCTGGATTATTCATACTCACAATTTAGAGGGAGCACCGACACCACCGTTTGGTGCTCATGCATACTATGAAACATCTTACAGTTAAGGAGATAGGAATGAAGATAATAAAGGTGGTCGCTCTAATGGCTTTGGTAATTGGTTACCATTTGGTAATTGGTTACCATAGTACAGCAGATGCATTAGAGGGACCGTATAGTTTCAAAGCAGGTCACGGAACCGTCCCGTGGCTTGAGCACTTTGCGGATAGCGGGAATGCCGTTGCAAGAGATTGGAACGGTGATGGAAAAACTGATGTGATGGTTTTTCCAGCGGCCCATGGCGTTTACTGTAATCAAGGCTGTCCGATGGGCTGGACTAAGAGTGTTCCACCTTTTGTGTTTCTCAGTAATCCAGACGGATCTTATAGTCCGACGAGAGCCGGGGGTGTTCCCTCTGCTTCGACAGTAAGCGAATGGACTGGAAATTATTTTGCCCAAGGGCCTATTGCGCTAGGAAATGGTTGGGGTGGAGACCTACGTCCTGCTTTAATCTATAACGGCATTAATGCGGCCCCTGGCCCTAGTTTTCATTGGCACGGTTCAGCAATAGGAGATGTCAATAAAGACGGGCGTTTAGATATTGTTGGCTTCTCTGGTGGTACGGTGGTTTATCTTGGCTTCAATCCTGGCGCAAGAGGAATGAACGTAAACGGGGAGATCAGTGACCTCGGACAAATAAGGATGATGAACCAGGCTTTTGCAGGAACACTTATGGATCTGGACGGTGACGGGTATCCTGAACTTATTTCCGGAGATATGGACTCTCGTTCCTCGGGAGGCTACATGGATGATCACTCAACTATTGCGTTGGATGGTGTGTCAGCAAGGCGTGGCGCTATTAACGTGTATAAGAACAATGGGGGTAAATCATTCTCATTGATGCAAATATATCCAGATACGATTCCCGGCGTAGCAGGACTGAGGGCCGTCTATAACAACGGCCGCGACATCATTGTGCATGACGAATGCGGTGACGTATGTGCCACAAATAGTTGGATTCGTGTTTTTGCTACAGGCCCAGGCGGTGTGAGTTTAAAACAGCAATTTGGTCTAAATGGTGTTGTCCCACACACAAAGGGCCAAGCGCCGATGCTGGTTGACCTAAACGGCGACGGTAGAAACGACCTTTTTATTAACCATTTTTTTAATTATGGAGGCAATGTTGGTTCACAACACGGAGGGATCTGGTTAAACAACGGAAATGGAACATTCCGACAACTTGGCACTCCTATCTTTGCAAACGTGCCGAAGGCAGGATCCAAAGGCGCGTTGTTTCCCACTCATGCTAACAACGACGGCCGCATGGATTGGATTATTGTGTATGAAGACGGTTCCTTCGGAACGTTACTTTCTCCTGCACCTGCGGCTGTGTCGACATCTAGCGACGACGAGACAGAAGAGCAAGATACTGGCGGCGGGTTTCATCGATTCAGGTTTGCTGAAGTGATGCAAGGCGGGCCGAATTTTTGGCAGTTAAGTTTTGTGCAGGATCAACTATTAAATATGCAAAATAGTTTTGTAGATAACAGCAAAATCATGTCCTTTAGTGACATTAATATGGTTCCTGTGTTTGATTTTAATGGCAATACTGCTCTAACGTTTGGTGCTACTAAAGCAGACGAATATGGTGAGATTGACAATGCCGTCGTGGGTTTGCGTTACGGAGAAGTTGATGTCGCAATTGGTATGGATAACAGCCTTTTGGGTTGGTCACCTGGACAGAGCCTGATGCATATTAATAATCCTAACACTCGTTATATTAATATTAGCCGTAAGAAAAGCATTGGTGAATGGAACTTTAGTGCTAATGCCACTTATGCATTTGGTACAGCAAACGGCAGTTATGGTTACGTCAAAGACGTAGAAGACTTTCATGCTATGGGTTTTGGTGCTAACATGTCTTACAAGAAGTTAAAACTTAAAATCGCACAACCACTACGCATTGAGCAAGGTGGATTGCAATTTTCAGACTTTATTGCAGACATGGAGCCAAATGGCCGGCACATTGATTATACTATGTCATACGAGGAAAAAGTTTCTAAGAACAGTAACTTTGAGTTGAGCCTTAAGTATACGGACGATGTTAACCATGTGCAAGGCGATAATAACGCTCGTCTAATGGCGGCGGTTAAGGGTATATGGTAAATCTGGAGATACTAAAAGCCCTGGAGAATC